CCGCTATCTGTAATAACACCTTCTACACTTACCTGCGCCTTACCAGTAATAGGGTTTAAAAAATACCCGTCCTGTACTGCAAGGCGTGTCATTTCTTGGGCGGTTTGCGTACAGATATTCCGTATCTGTTTTTTGCCTGTAGCCCCGCAGGAGTTACATCTGGATTGTCTGCTAAAAACTCTTTCATGTTGCCGTTGTGTATTCTTTTCTCTAGCAAGTGGGGAGCATTGTGCTCTTGAATGAACGCATACATCTGTTCCCAATCACTTGTCCAATAACTAGAAATAACACGGCGTGATACTGTGCCGGAAGGAGTCTTAAGTCCATCTGCTTCTTGCGACTCGCAAAGCTTTAGGAGTTCATCACTAACTTTTTCCTGCTGCTCTTTAAGTTTTTTTATTTCTTCGTCTTTATCTTTTATAACGTTGCGTATCTTTAAATACACTGCTACCAATTTATCTGCTGAAGTTTCCATCGCTCCTCCTTAAAGGGACGACCATTGTAGCAGGGTGTTTTACATTGTCAAGCATCTAGCTCCTGTCTATACAAATCAATTATTTTGTTATGGTTAGTAATGTTGTTTTGAAGCATTCTGTAGAGCCGATCTTCTACAGCACTACCCTGTATGTGTATGACGTTCATAGGGTTGTGTTGTCCCGGCCTGTTTATACGTGCGTTAGCTTGTAGGTATGTCTCTACGCTAGTAACAGGAGCGTACCAAATAACTGTGTTGGCAGCAGTTAGGGTTAGTCCATGTGATGCAGCTTGGGGTTGTATGATAAGCACATGGGGATCGGCTTCTTCTTGAAAGCGCTTGATGATGTCTGCTCGTTTGTTGACAGTTACTTTGCCGGAGATAACATCACAGGTAATGTTCTTTGTTGTAAGAAAGTCTCTTAGTAATTCTATGGTATGGGTAAAAGGTACAAACACTAATACCTTATGTGATGACTCGTCTATAGCTTCTTTGACTACCTTGAGCCTGTTACTCACATCGAACTCAATGACTTGTTTATCGTCCGAATAAACCGCACCCCCTGAGATTTGCAGCAGCTTGTTAAGATTAGTAGCAGCATTGACCGAGGTTACTTGTTCTCCATCAGCGTGCATCATCATTTGGTCTTTAAGAGTCTTGTAATACTGTGCTTGTTGTTTAGTGAGAGGGGCATCGCGCTCTACGTAGGTAACCGCAGGTAAGTCTAAGCACTGGTCACGTTCAAATCTAATTGCAGGTTGCAATGCTTCATGCACCGTAGCGTCTGCATCTGGTTTGGGTCGCCATGTGTACTGCGTTATCTTGTGCATTACCTTATCCCTAAACTGCCCAAAGTACTTAGGGACACCATCGGGGTTAATAAGCTTTGCAAGGCCAAACGCATCTACGGGTGATTGTGCTGCTGGAGTACCAGTAAGCATCCATACCCACGGCACGGTGGCAGTTATGTCTCGGAGTGTTTTCCATCGGTTGGTCTGTGCATTTTTGTAGGCGTTAGCTTCATCCACCACAATCATGTCGAACCCACCGTTGATAATCTCGTCTTTCACCACTGCAACACCATCGAAGTTTATAATTACAAACTCAGACCCTGCGTTTATTATCTTGGCACGCTGGGCAGATGTACCATGTGCTACTGAACAAGTACGGTGCATAGCAAACTTAAACAAGTCTTGTTGCCATGCTGACTTCATAATAGACAGAGGCGATATGACAAGCACTCGTTGTATCTCACCTAGCTTCATCAAATAGTCTGCTGCCCAGATAACTGAAGCAGTTTTACCTGTACCCTGTTCATTAAAACAAAAAGCTTTTTTGTGTAAGGTAAGAAAACTAGAAGTTAAGCGTTGGTGGTCAAAAGGTGTAAGCTTTCCTGACCACTCGTAGTCCCTGTCTATTGGGGAAGGAACATCTTTAACCTTTAGTCCTACTAATGCTTGAGCTTCTTGTAAGCCCCACCGCACTACTATTTTAAAGACTCCTTCCTTCTCACTAAGTATCTTGTACTTGTCTACGCTCTCCGTAACTAAGTGTGGGCGTTTGGTCTTTAACACAATCGCCTTGTTGTCTATTACCTGCATTGATTACTTCCCAGCTACAGGTAAAGAGCCTAGCTTATCAGCTTCTTCTTTCAAATCTATTTGCAATCTTGCAACTTTAACTTCCGAGTAAAACGATTCATTGACTTGACCTGCAAGCTTTGTAACCTCTCTAGCTTTGGCTATGTCCATCGTACCATTTGCTACTGAGCTAATAGAATTGCAAAGAAATTTTCTTAGATCACCTGTTGTATTAATCGCTGCCATCTGTCTTTCTCCTCATTAGGGTTAGTTAGTGTAGTAAGTTTTTTAACGTGCCTGTAAATTGATTTAATTACTTGTAATTTTTCTTTTTCAACGTAGTAATATTTAATGCCGAACACCCATATACTATTGTCTCTACTTGAATATAGATAACTCCTATAAATATATTTCCCATCCGAATTTGTGCGCCTGTATAAATACCTTTTGTAAACGTCTTTGTGCATCAAAGTATCTATTTTTTCTTTCCACTTTTCAGCGTCGTGATCGCTTAAAATAGTAGCTTTATAAAAACGTAAAAACCTATCCCTTACTACGTCATTAAACGCTTTTCGGGAGTGGTATTTATCAGCAATTATTTCCCATGCACCTTTCATTATTACAGGTAAGTTGGGGTCACTGTAACTGCAATTAAATTTTTTCACGAAATGATAATTAAGTAGTCTTATACCGGGAACGCTGCCAAAGTCGTCCTTATAAGTATACCTCGGTACGAACGGCGTATCCGGTTGACCTAAACGCCGCCTATCTTTGTTTGCCTCTTCAACGATCTCTTCGTAGGTGTACTGCACATCTTCATCGTTAGCACACTTTAAATGTTCAAACATATTATTTTTTCCGTCCTCGTATAGTCCCACCACGTTTAGCTTTCTTCATTGCACCACTGCGTGTACGCGGGTAGGAGGAGTTAGCACTCTCCTTTTTGACAGATAGATTACTAGGACTATTGCCTCCACCTCTAGAGATAGGGGTCTTGTGGTTGACATGCTTGCCATCACCTGTAGACACCACACCCTTTGCTTTCATTGTATTACGCGCAGCATTGCGTGTGGCTCGGTTTTTCTTTTGCTCTGCTGTGCCTTGGTAGTTAGCGTATTCTTTCTTGTAGTTTCTAGGTTTCTTTTTCATAATCATTTCCTATTGTGTTCACAACTGGTCACTGGGCAGAACCCACAAAGCCCACTCTCTACTGCATTCCAAACGTCTTCTTCTAAGGCAACTTCTAAGCGATCAAGTTCCTCATCAAACACACTCAAGTAAGACTTGCGTAGGTCGGCTGTGTGTTTCTTACGTATAAAGTCATTGCTCACTACATATAGTAAAGCAGACTTAACAGTTTCTACTTCCGGGAAGTGCGTGAACGTAGCACCTGCTAACAAGTCTAACTGTTTAGTATCCGCATACGCCGCATTCTTACCTGTCTTGTAGTCAATCAAGTAAGCTTTCTTACCGTTTACAATAAGTAAGTCAGCTATACCTCTCCACCACACGTCTTTACCAAAGAACCCCGTGGGTGTGTATTCGTTATCCTGTTTAGTCACACCCATACGTATCTCGCAGTGCTTGTCCCCGTCTATCTTGTTGAGTACATCTAAGGGACGTTGCAAGAATTTAAACTTAGTAGGTATAGGTACACCATCCTTGATGTAATCCTCTGCTGCTTTATGGACTTGGTTTCCGTAGTACATAGCAGAGCTACCAGTGTCTTTAACATCCTTAGCCACTTTCAAATGGTAGTATTTTTTAGGGCATTGCTTAAACGTGCTTAAGCTACTGTAAGACCAAGCTGTCATAAAAGACCCATCTTAATTAGTTCTTGCCGATTCGCTTCGTGAGCTGCTTTAATCTCTTTCTTATTCTGCCCATGATACTCAACTGCGAGTTTGTTCTTGATAAGTAGTTTTGTAATAAGTCCCTTTCCCGTTTTAATTTCGCCCAACCATCTTCCAAATTTTCCTTTCTCTTTTGTTCGGAGGATATATGCCTCCCCGACTTGGCAATGCTCTTGGACGAATTTCTTTGCGAGTAGCCCATGTGCCTTCTCCTGTTTATTTCGGGTACGGCTCTCTGGGGCGTCGATTCCAAAAAGACGAATATTAACGCCCCTACCGCTGTCACCCCTAAGAGTGACGCCGAAACCCAGATCAATGTCCACACGTAACCCATCACCATCAGTAATAGATCGAATAATGCACCTGTATTCATACATAGCCCTCTCCTTATATGTGTACTTTCTTTATATCGTCTTCTGTTATAACTCTTTCACGCAAGATAGCTTGCTCAAAATGTTGGCACTCCAAACAATACCACCCGACCCGTCGGCGGGTCTCCATGTTAAGTACCTCTTCAGAAGTTTCTTTGCATTTAGGGCATCGGTTTGTACTGAGGTCGTCATCACTCATCTTCATTCTCCGGTGGTTCATCCTCTAGGATGACAACAAGCTTCTCTAGTAATTTAAGAAACTGTGCAATGTGTTTATCGTTCGTATCGTGGTCATCAAGCTCTATAGTTATTTTCATTAGTGTACCGTTTCACAATGGTCGCGTTCCGCAAGTCCCGCAGTTAGCATTACCATATCTATAGTCATCATTAGTCTTGCTTCTATTTCTTTCGGGTCATAGCCCATGTCGTGCATTAGCCGTACCCCTGATGTGATGTAGGCTATACACAACACTAGCAAGTCTTCCTGTTCTTTACATTCGGAAGCCAAAGGCTGCAAATGGTCACGTATCAATGCTTTTACTTTTTCTTCAAAGCTTTCATCAGGCCACTTTAGTTTTGCCATAATTTTTCTCCCATTAATTCAATGCGTGTCACTGTAGTCTTCGATACAGAAACACGACTAACCGTAGCGTGGCTTACCCGACATACGCATGGTCTGGAGAACGCCGCAAGGGAAAACATACCGTAACCCAGTACGAAATTGTTTATGACCATCATATGTTGTGGGTGTTATACGGGGTAAAAAGTAGGAAACCCCCTGTCCACCGCCCACTGGGACATCATTGGCAGTCGCCGTAAGAATTACCAACACCACCTTCACAATCCAAAGGTAAATCTAGCGCCCATTTGGGTCGCACTCTCATGCACTTCTCTACATAAGCCATACCTTCATCTACCTCATCTTCTGGCACAATGCACCCTATCGCATCATGCACAGTCATCACTACTTTGTACTTATTGGACACCCTAAGTAACTGTTCACCAATAACAATTCTTGCCAGTGCTTGGCATACATTCTCAATTACCTTCCCACCATATATCCTAGTAGAAGTAATAGTGCGTCCTTTGCGGATGTCATACACTGTCTCAGTATACCCCTCTTCATCGACTTCGCTACGTAAATTAGGGTACTTAATATGGAGTCCGTTGGGGAGTTTTATACCTGTCTCCCCATCTATTTCTAGCAACTCATCCTTGCCCAGTGTACTAATCTGGTTCTTTTGCATCACGCCTAAACACTTACCAGCAGCACGCCATAGCTTAGGTATATCATCGTAGGTGGTACGGTATATGTCTATGATCCGTTGGCACTCATCCTCTTCCAGTTCCACCCCAAAGTTCTTGAGTTGTACTTGGAAGCGCGTCGCTCCCATACCGTAGCCGCATCCCAACACCGTCTGCTTCCCTACAAACCGTTCCTCTTTAGTTACCTCATCAGGCTCTTTGTCATAGATAGCCGAGGCCATTATCTTGTACACGTCATCGCCTCTGTCGAACGCCTCTACCAACTCATCAGCTTCAGCTAACCACGCCAACATCCGTGCTTCTATCTGAGATAGGTCACAATCCACAAACTTGTACCCCTCTGGAGCGCACAGTGCGTACTTAAGCTTAGAGCCACGGGGTAAGTTCTGCATGTTTATCTTGTCTGAGCCACCCCATCTGCCTGTGTGGGCGGCGTAGTACCGCAGTGGTATAGGTAATGTACCCCTGTCTGCAATGTCCAGAAACCGTTGAGTACGCTTCTCTTCGATGGTAGACCTTACTCCTAGTCTAGCAGCCACAAGAGCTTGTACCGACGGATTTTCGTGTTCTTGCAAAACCTTAAACCCCTCATCTGTCTTAGCAAAAGCGTAAGTCTCCTTTCCTGTGGTGGGACTTATCTTAGTAGGTGGCTCTATGCCGTACCCCCGCAGGAGATCAGCGAACTGGGGGTTACTGGTGAGTTTGGTTTTCTCGTGGGTAACCTTATCCATTAGCTCTGCTTTAGTAGCCAGTACGTCTTCCAAGTGCTGCGTAAGCACGTTAGTGTCTAAGTTAAGCACTGGCTCAGTAAACATGCGGGTAGTTAGGTCTATTAGCGCAAGGTCTAGCTTGGGGAAATCTTTGTTTAAAACTTGGTATAACCTGTGGGTAAGTTCTACGTCCTGTATGCAGTAACCACCGTATGCTTCTAATTCATCAGGCGCAAAGTCCAACCGACGTTTACCTATGGCATCGTGTACCTCTGTACCTTTTGCCCCTAGTTCGTAGTACTCCGACAGCGCGGCCAACCCATGACTCACTTCCACCGAATGCAACGCACGCGACATTGCTATGGTATCCACTATGCGTTTAGGTTTAATACCGAAGTGCCAGTTAAGGATAGCCATGTCGAACATAGCGTTGTGTGCTATAGCTGTACAGCTTGCCCAATCAAACTGCGCTAAAAACTTAGCGGTTTGTTTTTTGCTACCAGAAAACCAAATTGTACTGGGGGTATCATCTAGAGCAGCAGCTCTATGAT